GGACCTTCCAATCATTCAACACTTACGGTCACGAACAACGTAGTGTCGCCTTCCAAAGCCGTCAGACGGTAGATGGGTTGGCCGTTGGCCTTGGTAACGCGAAACGGTGTACCATACACGTCAATGACGTATTGGTTGCGTCTGCTGGTACGAAAGCTACGGCCGTCCAAACCGGCCGGCAGCGTCAAAAGGCTGACGAGGTCAGCCTTCGAAAGGGAATTCATGATTGAAGCCACGACGTAGTCGCGGCGTGCACGTCCTGCACGCATCTTAGCCAATGTGTTCTTAGCCCATCGAGTGGACATAGGAACGTTATCGACCAGGAAATGTGAGAACATTATCGTCGGGTTTTCGAGGAGTGTCTCCCCGTATCTTTCAGCGTGTGTGTGTTCGTGCTGTATGTTGACGTAAGTATGGTGACCTAGAGCAGCATTAATGGCGCATACTCCAGAGCTGTCATCGCGACAGATCCGGCGTAGGCCATGGCTGTGTCCGCCGCCGCTTCAAAACCGCCAGCAGCCAAGACGGCGGCTCCGCCGCCGGCAACTCCCGCGACTTCCTCAACACCGTGACCAGAGTTGTGAGCAGCGTCCATGATGGAGTGCCACAGCCCAGGAGGGGTGGGGGAGTGGAGAGTGCCAGCAGCATGCATGGGGTTGAAGGGCGAAACGCGAACGCGCCACTCAACGGCGATCGTCACGTTGAGCTCGGCTGCGTTAGGGTTAATTATGTAAACCGGGTTAAAGCCAGCAAAATTGTTGCCAGCGCCCCAGGGGCCTTTGGCGGTACTATCCGCACCGTTTGCAATCACCTCAAAGTCCTGCAACTCGCTAATGTTTGAAGGCACAGCGTTAGTCTGCACGGCGCCCAGCGCTAGCTTGGCGACTGGGACGGTGCGAGGCTCACTGTAGCTCAAAAGCGAGTCGGCAAGGTCCTGACCGGAACGGGAATCCGTAGAGTCAGGGTTCGAGAGGGTGCCTTTGGTGCGTCCAATGTGAACGATGCCCGAAGCGTTCGTCAGTGAGGCAGGTGAAATGACCTGCACTGAAAACGCCGATGGGACACATTCGAAAAATCCGCCAATGTCCACGCCCGGGCTGGGAACCGTCTTGAATTTCCAGCTTGACCCGTTAATCGTGTCCGTGGCTGTCGGCATCGACAAACCCACATAGTTAGACCAGTCATCCGCATTGGACGGAGATGATGATAGTTTCTGTGGAGCATACAGCTGCAGGAAGTCGCTAGTCACGATGTTACGACGCGTGGTGACAGTAAGGTAGGGGCCTGCCGAGACCGGAAGTGGCAGGTGTACCTTGCTGAATGCGTTAAGACCGTGTTTCACGACATGCTGGAGCTTCGCGGCCTGCGGACGACTGCCATTACGTCTCGTACGAATTGTTCGAGACGCTCTAGCAGCCGGCCGACGCTTGCGAATGCTGTTGCGCACGCCTGTGTTACGCTTAGGTCGTGCGGCGGTTCGACGGGCTGGCATGCCTG